GACGTCGTGCTCGCCGGAAACGCGACGCTCGACGCGGCGGCGGAAGCGGGGATCACGAAGCTGCACGTCGTCGAAGCGGACGGCGAGACGATCGTCGCTGTGCGGCGGCGCAACTTGACGGCCGAGCAAAAGCGCGCGCTCGCGATCTACGACAACCGTGCAGCCGAACTGGCAGGCTGGAACGTCGAGCAACTGCGTGCGGACGACGCCGCCGGACTCGATCTGCAGCCGTTCTGGACCGACGCCGAGCGCGTGCGGCTGCTCGGACCGGACGCGCCGACTGAGTTCGTGCGCGTCGGCGCCGATCTGGAGACGGCCTATCGCTGTCCGTCGTGCGGCTATGAATGGTCCGGCCGTCCGAAGACGGACGGCGCAGCGGCGGAACCGGCAGCGGACGCGGCGCCTGGTAGCGAGCCGACGACGTGATCAAGCCGCCGTATTGCCTGCCGAGCATGGCCGAGATCGCGACGCTGCCGCGCTGCGGCTTGACGGTGGCGTCCACGTTCAGCGGCTGCGGCGGATCGTCGCTCGGCTATCGGATGGCAGGCTTCGACGTCGTCTGGGCCAATGAGTTCGTGTCGGCGGCACGCGACAGCTACCGCGCGAACTGGCCGACGACGACGATCGATCCGCGCGACGTGCGCGCCGTGCGCGGCAGCAGCATTGTCGCCGCGACGGGCATTCCAGTCGGCAAGCTCGACGTGCTCGACGGCTCGCCGCCGTGCGCGAGCTTCTCGACAGCCGGACAGCTTGAGGCGCAATGGGGCGCCGTCAAGACCTACTCGGACACGAAGCAGCGCGTGGACGATCTCTTCTTCGAGTATGCGCGGCTTGTGCACGAACTGCAGCCGCGCGTCTTCGTCGCCGAGAACGTCGCCGGACTCGTGCAAGGCGTGGCGAAGGGGATGTTCAAGCGGCTGCTCGCGCACTTCGTCGCGCTCGGTTACAACGTCGAAGCGCGGCTGCTCGACGCGCAATGGCTCGGCGTGCCGCAAGTGCGCAAGCGGCTGATCTTCGTCGGCGTCCGCCGGGACCTGGCACGCGCGCCGGTCTTTCCGACGCCGCTGCCGTATCGCTACAGCGTGCGCGACGCGCTGCCGGAACTCAACGCCGTGCAGGACGGCGTGATCCACGATCGCTGGCTTGACGCGGCCGGACCGTCGCCGCCGATCGTGGCGACGCGCGCCGTCGATGCGATCGTCACGAGCAACGCGCGCGAAGCCGCGCGGCTGCATGCGATCGATCGTCCGGCGCCGACTGTGCGCGCGAAGATGAGCGGCACAGGCGGACACAGCGACTATCAATTCGCCAGCGGCGCCAGCAGCGGCGTCGTCGAATGGGTCCAGACGAAGCACGATCGGCGATCGCTCGACACGCCTGCGCCGACTGTGCTGACGCTCGGCCGTCGCTTCACGCATAACGAAATTACGCTGGGCGTCGAACGGCGCCGCCTGACGATTGCGGAAGTCAAGCGGATCTGCGGCTTTCCGGACGACTTCGTCTTGACCGGCAGTTACGGCCAGCAGTGGGAGCGGCTCGGCCGCGCCGTGCCGCCGCCCATGATGGCGGCGATTGCACGCGCGATTCGCGACGGCGTGCTGCTGCGCGCCGAGCAGGCGTCAGCATGAAGCGCGGTCCGGCGCCGACGCCGACAGCGCTGCGCAAGCTGCGCGGCAATCCTGGCCGACGTCCGTATAACGCCGACGAGCCGCAGATCGCCGCCGCCGACGACAGCTTCGACGCCGTGCCGCCGGAACTCGCCAGCGACGCTGTCGCGGCGGCGGAATGGACGCGCCTGGCGCCGCTGCTGCGCGAAGCGCGCGTCGTCACGCAGGCCGATCGCAATGTGCTGCTCGCCGCCTGTCAGCAGTGGTCCGTCTATCAGGACGCGCTCGCGCAGTCGCCGCCGACGCGGCGCGTGCTGCGCTCGGCGAAGAGCGACAACCCGATTCCCAATCCCTACATGCAGATCGCGCACAAGTCGCTCTTGCACTGCGCGCGCCTGTGGGACGCGCTCGGCCTGACGCCTGCGGCGCGCACGCGCGTCGCGGCGGCGGCCGAGCAGGAACCTGGCGACGCCTTCGCCGAGTTCGATCTGCCGACACGCGGCGCGGCGCCGAAAGGCCCGACGCTGAACGGCCGCAGTCATGCCAGCACGAGCAAGCCGAACTAACGACGTCGATCGCTACGCGACGGCCGTCGTCGAGCGCGTCGTGCCTGCCGGGCAATATCATCGGCTCGCCTGCGCGCGACACTTGCGCGATCGCGCACGCGAAGCCGCAGGCGACTTCGCGTATCGCTTCGACGTCCACGAAGCCGAGCGCTTCTTTCGTTTCGCCGGACAGCTACGGCACTACAAAGGCGAGCAGTTCGCAGGCAAGCCGATCGTGCTCGCCGACGTGCAGCGCTTTCGGCTCGGCAGCGTCTTCGGCTGGAAGCACGCCGCGAGCGGCTTGCCGCGTTTCACGACGGCGTATAACGAACTGCCGAGAAAGAGCGGCAAGACACTCGAAGCAGCCATCGTCGCGCTCTATCAGACCTTCTTCAGCGGCGAGCCTGGCGCCGAAGGCTACGTGATCGCGACGAAGCGGCAGCAAGCGAAGCTGTGCTTCGACGCGGCGCGCAAGCTCGTGCGATCGTCCGGCCTGCGCTCGCGCGTGCGCGTGCTCGCGCACAACCTGCACCGCGACGCGCTCGACGCCAAACTGGAGCCGCTCGGCGCCGACGCCGATTCGACGGACGGCCTGAATCCGTATTGCATCGTGACCGACGAGTTTCATGCGCACAAGACGCGCGCGCTCGTCGATGTCATGGAATCCGCGACAGGCGCGCGGCTGACGTTTCTACATTTCATTATCACGACGGCCGGTGACGATCTCGTCAGTCCGTGCGGCGAGATGCACACCTACTGCTGTCAGATTCTCGACGAGACACTGCCAGCCGACGCGGCGACAGACTCGACGTTCGCCTTCATTGCGCACGCCGATCCGGACGACGACTGGACGACGGAAGCGACGGCGATCAAGGCGAATCCGATGTGGGGGATCTCCGTCAATCCGGACGACATGCGCAAGGCCGTGCTCGCCGCCGTCCATGCGCCTGGCCGCGCGCCCGAATACAAGCAGAAACGGCTCAACCTGTGGATAGCCGCGCGCGAGCCGTGGCTATCGATCGACGGCTGGCGTGCCGGACAGTCCGACGACTGGACGCTCGACGATCTGCGCGGCGAAGTCTGCTACATCGGCATTGATCTCGCGAGCAAGCTCGATCTCTGCGCCATGGTGGCGCTCTTTCCGCCGTCCGACACGCATGCGCGCTATCGCCTGCTGCGCTGGGTCTGGACGCCCGAAGAGACGCTCGCCGAGCGCGCGCATCGCGATCGCGCGCCGTATCTCCGCTGGGCGTCCGAGATCGGAATCGACGGCGAGCCGGTCCTGCGGACGACGCCTGGCACGCAAGTCAATCACAGCGTGATCCGCGACGTGCTGCGCGCAATGCGCAACCGCTTCAGCATTGCGCGCGTCGGCTTCGATCCATGGCATGCCGACGTGCTCGTCGATCAGTTGATTGACGATGACGGCTTCGATCGCGACTGCGTCGTCGAAGTCGCGCAGACCTATGCCGGAATGTCCAGCGGCGCGAGCGCGTATGAAGCGGACGTGCTCGCGGGAAACGTGGACGGCGGCGGCTGTCCGCTGCTGATGTGGACGCACGGCAATGCCGTCGTGCAGCGCGACGGCAAGGGCAATATTTTTCCGATCAAGAAGAAGTCGCGCGGCCGGATCGATCCGGTCATGGCCGCAGTGATTGCGAGAAACCTTGTCTTACGCGCGCGGCCGGACGTGCCAGCCGAAGACCCCGTGCTGATCGTCGCATGATCGTCTACGTCGGCCTGATCGAGAGTCACGTCGTCTGCGTCCGCCGGAACCTGGCCGCGACGCTGATCGAACTGGAGCACGGTTCGACGCCGAAGGCTGAGATCAACGAACACGGCTACCGGGTGCAATGGACGTGCGCGTTTGTGGACGGCTACCCGCAGCATCTGCGCTGGACGGCGACGAGTAGCACGGGAGAAAAGCTGCGCGTCGAACGCGAGCGCGTGCAGCGCGGCTGGCCGATGGGACTCGTCGAATGAAAGTCGGCAGCTTGTTCGCCGGAATCGGCGGCTTCGATCTCGGCCTGGAACGCGCAGGCTGCGAGATCGTCTGGCAAGTCGAGATCGATCCGTATTGTCGGCGCGTGCTCGCGAAGCACTGGCCCGACGTCAGGAGATACGCCGATGTCCGAACGACGCACGGACAAGCCGCGCACGACGGCGCCGCCTGCGCCGACTGTCTCGCACCAGTGGACATTATTTGCGGAGGCTTTCCCTGCCAGCCGCACTCCGTCGCTGGCCGACGCGGCGGATCTGACGACGCACGCGATCTCTGGCCCGAGTTCGCACGAATCATTCGCGACATACGACCCCGCTGGGTGCTGGCTGAAAACGTCACAGGGTTACTGTCAAATGACGCTGGACGGAGCTTCGGAACGGTTCTCGGAGACTTGGCCGAGTGCGGGTATGACGCGGAATGGGATTGCATACCTGCATGGGTCGTTGGTGCCCCACATAGACGAGAGCGCGTGTGGCTGGTTGCCTACCCCCGGCGCGAACGACTTCAAAGGCAGTCACCGCTACGGCCAGCGGACGGGACAACTGGACGAGTTCGCGGAGAATCTGCCGGATTGGATTCCGTGCTCGTGCTGCGAGGATTACCTGTGTGTGATCCATTGGCCGCTGCACGCTTACGAGTGCGACTGCCCTGCACTCGGCGAAGAGTCGAACGTGCGCTCGACTATGGACCCCTATTCGGCAGCGACACGTGGGCACCTTTCCCCGGCCCTGTCCGAATGGCTCATGGGATTCCCAATCGCGTGGACAGACTGCGCGCGCTCGGCAACGCGCTCGTGCCGCAGATCGCCGAATGGCTCGGACGACGAGTGATCCACGCCGACGCCGAACTGACATGACGATGCCGAAGCGTCCGCGCGGCCGTCCGGCGCTCGACGAGTCCGGCGCGCCTTCGGCGCAGTTGTGCCTGAACCTGACGCCTGGCGACTTCGATCGGCTCGACGCGATCGCGCGTGCCGATCGCGTCCGCGTGCAGGTCGTGATCCGCCGCGCGATCTCCAGCTATCTGCGCACGGCGACGGCGGCGCGTCGGCCGCGCTCGGTCACGCTGTCGCGGCGGCTGGGCATCTGACCTTTTTGTTTGCGCCTGCCGCGCGATTTAACGGATGAAATATTGACCGGCGCGTCCGCGCCGCCGCACGCTGCCGTCCGGTGCAGTTGAGTCGTCTGCTCTGGTGGCGCCCCCCCTGTCTGTTGCGCAGCGTGATTGTGAACTTGAAGTCTGACAGCGACGTCGCCGTGCGCGGCGTGCTCTGGCACAGCCGAGGCGCCTGGCTTGTGCTGCGCGAACCGGCGCTCTTGCGTCCGGCTGGCCCGGCGACGCCGGTTGACGGCGACGTCGTCATTCATCGCGACAACGTCGCCTTTCTGCAGGTCTTGCCCTGATGGCGATCGTGCGCAGCGTCGGATCGTTGCAGGCCGTGCAGGCGCTCGCCGGACTGACGGCCAGTGATCCGCCGTGGGCCACCGGCTGGTCATACGGCGGCTGCACGACGAACCCGCAGACGTATGCGTATCTCTACACGACGCAACCGAACGTCCGCACGGTGATCGACTTTCTCGCGCGCAACGTCGCGCAGTTGGGCATCCACGTCTTCCGCCGCGTCAGCGATACCGATCGCGAGCGACTCGCCGATCACGAGCTTGCAACCTGGCTCTATCACCCGACGCCGTTCGTCACGCGCTATCGGCTGATCGAAACGTTGATGCAAGACCTTGGCATCTACTTCAACGCTTACTGGTTGAAGCTGCGCGAAGCTGGCAACCGGATCGGCCTGCAGCGCCTGCCGCCCGATCAAGTCGTCGTGCTCGGCGGACTGTCGCCGACTGCGTTTCGCTGGATCACGGCGCGCGGCGCCGTCTATGACTTTCCGCCGTCCGAGATCGTCTACTTCGGCGGCTACGATCCGCTGAATCCGCTCATGGGGTTGTCGCCGCTGGAAACCCTGCGGCGGCTGCTCGCCGAAGACGCCGCCGCCATGGATCACCGCGAGTCGTTCTGGCGGAATGCGGCGCGGATCGAAGGCGTCGTCGAGCGGCCATCCAGCGCAAAGACCTGGACGCCGGAACAAGTCGAATCGTTCCGCGCGCAATGGCGTGCGAAGTTCAGCGGCGCGAGCGGCTCAGGCGCCGTGCCGGTGCTGCAAGACGGCGCGACGTTCAAGCCGATCGCGTTCACGCCGCGCCAAGCGGAATACACAGCGGCGCGCAAGCTGACGCGCGAAGAAGTCGCCGCCGCCTATCACGTTCCACTGCCGATGGTCGGCATTCTCGATCACGCCACCTTCTCGAACATTAAAGAGCAGCACAAGCAGCTATATCAGGACTGTCTCGGCCCGTGGCTCGTCATGCTCGCCGAAGAGATCGAGCGGCAACTGCTGCCGGAATGTCGCGATCGCGATCGCGTTTACGTCGAGTTCAACATCGCTGAAAAGCTGACCGGCTCATTTGAAGAGCAAGCCGCCGCGCTGCAAGTGCTCGTCGGCGCGCCGATCATGACGCGCAACGAAGGGCGCGCGCGGCTGAACCTGCCAGCCAGTGACGATCCTGGCGCCGACGCGCTCGTGCGTCCGCTGAACACGACCGCCAGCGGCGGCGAGACGGCGACGCCGAGCTTCACGCCTGACGCGGCGATCGCGATCGGGCCAGTGATCGAGCGCGCCTGGCAGCGGCAGTCGGCCGTCGTCGGCAAGTTCGCGCATGACGCGCGTGCTGGCGCCTTCGACGTCGAGCGCTGGAATGCCGAGCTTGTCGCCGATCTCGTGCCGCTCTACCGCGCCGCCGGGCATACGGCCGAAGGCGCGCAGCGCCACGCCGCGCGGCTCGCCTTCATTGTCAATACCGACACGCTGACGCTGCTGACGGCAGGCGCGGCGGCGTTCAGTCCGCATCGGGAAGCGAGTGCATATGACCCATAAGCGCTATCTGCACCTTCTGAGCTTCGCGCTCGATCACCCGTGGGCGCTCACGCCGGGCATGCTGCACGTCGTCGCGACGATCATCGGCGATCGGCTCGCTGGCATGAAGGCGGATAGCGCCACGATTGCGGCGGCTGTCGCGCAACGCCGCGACGCCGGGCCGCAGCCTGGACGCGGCGGCGTCGCCGTCATTCCCATGTATGGCGTGCTGGCGCCGCGCGCGAACCTGCTGACGGAAGCGAGCGGCGGCACGTCGTTTGAAG